CCGCCATAGCAACCTGAGAAGCCGCTACCGCATCAATATCCTTATACGCCGAGCAGGACAGGCCCGCCAGCGTAGCGATGTACTTGCCAACCGCCAGCTTGCTGCCGCCGACCGCACGCCAGATTAACTGGTTATTTGCCATCTCCTTGCAGCGGGCGGAATCACTGAGCAGATCGTCCCAACCGGTGAACGCGTAAAACTGGTGCAGCCACGTTTCTACCGCATCGTCTGCCACATCACTGCCGAGCAGCAGCTCAAGCAGCTTGTCGCTGTTGCGGTCCGGCAGATTCACCGGAACGCCCAGTACGACACTCACACCACCGAGGTTGGCGGCAAACTCCTTTGCGTGGGTCGGATTGGACAGAATTGCCTCCATGCGGTGTACGCCTTTTCGGTAATTACTTTTGAGTGCGCTCATATAGGACATAAAGTCCGACTGATTTACGCCAAGCATTATCTCTCGCCTCCATATTCAATCGCTACATAGTTAATCTTGATTGCGTCAGCCGTGGTCGTCGTACCGTTTACCAACGTGGCCGCGCTGTGCGACGGATTGGTGCCCGTCGAGTCGCCGGTGTAGTAACTGCCGGTCTGGAGCTTCCGCAGACAATAAAGAAATTTCTCTGCGGTTATATCCTTGACCAGTACAACGCCGTCAAAGTCCTCGGCCTGACATACAACTTGCGGGATGCCCTCAAACGCCTCTCTAAAATGGTAGGTGTTCCAGCCCGCCCCTGCGTTGGTGATCGTGCCGACCTCCATCTCGGTGTCCTGCAGTTCACCGGTACCGCTGTCGCTCTCGCCGCCGATCAGGCCGCCGAGCTGGTCAGCGGTCAGACGGCCGTCCTTATCCAGCACCGCCGGACCGTTCGGCTGACCGAGCAGGGTCAGTGCGATAGCACCAATCTGCGCCGGCGTGACCTTGTGCGGATTGCCGGTGTCCTTGACATGCGCCGCAAGCACGTCGTTAATTGCCTTAAACAGTGCAGCGTGCGCCGCTGCCGAGGTGTTGTGATCGTTTATCGCACCTGCTTTCTCGGCGCCGAGTTCTGGGGCAGTCAGCCCGCCGCCTTTCACGGTCTTCTTGACCTCGGAAGCCAATTCCGTGGTCTTTACACGCGCTGCAACTTCGTTGTCCAGCTTGTCCCAGTTGTCATTGAGCGCCTGCTTGATATTGAACGTGCTTGCGCCGTCCTTGTCCGGATCGTACTTAAACAGCCCCAGAATTTTGGTTTTCAGGCTCACGCCTGCACCTCCTCAAATGCAAATTCGCTGATTTTGTGCGTCTGCAATTCGTCCAGCGTCATGCCCTCGATCTCGCGGACGAGAATCCAGCGCCAGAGATATTTGCTTGCCAGATGGCACGGGATCACGCGGTCCACCGCCTCCTGCAATGCGGCAAGCGCCGCCGGAGCCGGAATGCCGTACGCGCCGATGAACGTCAGCAGGATCACACCCTTCGCAAAGCCGACGCTGATCTCGCCGTTCTTCCAACTGTCGCACACGCGCTGGATCAGGTCAACGTCGCACTTGCCCGAGCCGCGCCACCGTGCAATCAGCGCCGTGCGGCGCTCCTCCAAAGTGCCGGAGGCGGTCAGACCCGCGTCTCGCTCCTCGATGGCAAGCGCCCATGTCATACTGCCCGGAAACAGCTGCTGCGTAATGTCGAGCATCTGCTCGCGCTGTGTGTCGTCGAGCGACTGGATAGCGGCAAGCAGGTCGCACACCCACTTGTCCGTGCGGTACGCCACCGGCAGACTGCGCAGCATATTGTCAAACTCAGCCATAGGTGATCGTCACCTCGCCCAGTACCGGACACTCACGTTCCGCGATCGGGATATTGACAATGCCGCCGGACACGCGCAGACCGGAGTAGTCGATCACGCCCGGCGTGGTCATCACAGCCGCACCGATCTGTGCATAGCTGACATAATCCTGCGTAAAGACCGTGCCCGCCAGATAGGCCGCAACGCTCTCCTTGATGCCGGCCGTTAGAATGTCCTCGGTGACGGTGTTCGATTTGGACACCGTGCAGCTGACCGCGATGGCCTTGCCGGTCGCGGCAGTAACAAAGCACTGTGCGCCGATGGGCGCCTGTCCGCGGCCTGCGCCCTCGCTGTCGGGGTCAATGTAGTCCTGTACCGACTTCACGAGCGCAGGCGATGCAGGCTGACCGGCGTTGTCGGCAATTACCACGTCAACCGTGTTCGCCCCCTGTACGCGTGGGAACACCTTGACATGACCGACACCGGCCACCTCCAGCGCCCACTGCATGTAGTGGTAGATGTTGCCCGACGTAGCAGGCGTGCGCAGCACGACCAGATACCGCGCATAATACTCGCTGTCCGACTCCTCGGCATAGCCGCCGCCGATCGGCTCAGGGTTATCACACGCCGCAATGCCCTGCACTGCCACCGGCATCTGCGTCACGCTGTGCGCGGGCAGATTGCCTGCCGTGCCGTCCACCGTGCAGGTGACCGGTACAGTGCCCTCGCCCTCGATGGCTACGGTCTCTGTCGCATAATACTGGACACCGCCGCCGCTCTCAAACAGCGTGCCCTGCTCGACCGTGCCTGTGCCGGTGACGGTCAGGCTGCCGTGGGCAAAGGTCGCGGCCTTGCGCTCCAAGCCGGAGCGCGGATAGATGTAGCGGTCCAGCGCGCTGTCGTGCAGATTTTCCGGGTCAAGCTGCTGTTTGGCCTCGTCAATCGTTGTGTCCGTGCCCTCCATCCGCAGGCTGACTGCGGCTAAAAGGTCATACGTCGGAAAGCCGATGGTCTTTTGATAGCTTTCCGGCATATTGCCAAGCATCTCTGTTAAAATGTCACTCGCTGACAAACGTCGTCACCTCCTCACTCTCTCCGGTGTGCAGGCGGACCGTGAAGCGTACCTCCACGCCGCGCCGCACGCGCGTAAACTTAAAACTGTCAAGCGACCGGATAGCCGGACAGAACGCGGCGGTCTCCCGCACGTTGCGCTCAATCTCGGCAAAAATCCAGCCCTCCGGCACGCGCCGGTCAAGGCTGACCGCCTCCACGCCCGGCTGGGTCGTGCCGCTCGTGCGGTAGATTGGGATTGCACCCGGTTTCTGGCGCAGCATCAGCTCAAGCCACTGTTTGACCGCCTCCACGCCCTGCCGCTCGACCAGAGCGCCGTCGATCAGCCGGAAACTGCCCGACCTGCCGTCCTCATGGAACACAAACTCCGGAGAGCGCCCAATGCTCTCCGCGACCTGCGCGGGCAGCTCCTCCGGGATAACCGGAAACACATCGGCCATAGCCGACACCTCCTATAAAGAATCTAAAACCAGCAGCTCACTGCCTTGCAGAATGGCTGCCGCCTGATTGCCGACTTTCCACTCTTTAGCCCGAGCAGTCGCGGTCATAATCAGGCCATCTCCCGTGCTGAACTGAAATTCCTTGCTTACCACAGAAAAAATCAACTTGGGCGTTACCTGCAAGACCTCGGCACGATACCAGCCTTTGGGTAGGCTCTTTGCCGCTTTTCTCGCGGTGTTCTTGATGGCCAAAGCCATCTCTGTATCCCATGCCACTGGCACGCACTCCTTTCCACATCTTCCACAGTTTTATCCACAATCATACAATATCTTGTGTTATCCCCACGGCGTGCAGAAACCAGAAATCTCCGCGTAGCTGCGGGTGACACGCTTGACGGAGTTGCTGCAATTGCCCTCAACGGTTTCGCAGCTTGATGTTCCGGCAGAAATTACAATGCCGATGTGACGGTCGCCCTGTATCATCAGATCGCCCGCCTTGGGCTTGTAGCTTCCGGCGGACTTGTACTTGCCGCGTGATTTGAAATAGCTGGTCATATCGCCAACGTAGCCGTAGCTTGTCGGGATTGGTGCACCGGACTTGTACGCACACCAGCAAATAAAATAGACGCACCACGCGACACCGTTATGGCCTGCCCACTGGCCGTACTTGTTGATATCCTTGCCGGACTCCTTGTAGCCGACCTCGCCCAGTGCCGTATTGACAAACGACACCGCACTGCCCGAGCCGCCGCCCGAGCCGCCGATGATCGCAGAGCCGTTTTTGCGTCCCCAGCGATTGCACTCGGCGTTGCTCGACATGAGCAGGTCAAAGTGGTACACGCCACTCTCGATCTGGATCGCGCCGCCGCGGTCATTGACCGTGAAGGTCGTACCGTCAAGGCTTGTGCCGGTGTCGCGCACCGTGATCTTGGTGCCAAACGGCACGCTCGGCGGTGCGGCGCAGGTGTGCTTGCTTGGGTCGAGCCTGTTGCCCTGTGCATCCAGATAACCGCCTTCCAGCGCATTGTTGGCGGGATAATAAGCGGTGAACAGTGCCTTGACGATCGTGCCGCCCGAGCCGCCGTCACTGCCGCCGGACAGATCCGGCAGGCCGAACACCTGCACCTTGTCCGTGCTGGCGGCCTTGATGGCTGCCGCGTCGGTCTTGCCCTCGGCGGCAGCTCTCACCTGCTCCAGCGCGGTGATTTCCAGCGCCATCGTGTGTCCTGCACCGCCGTAGTGATGCTCCACGCGCGTGATCCGGTAGTTGCCCTTGATGCCAAACGCCGGAGAGTTAAAACGTAGTATCACGCCGCTCTGCACCTCATCACAGCCCCAAATCTCGGAGATGGAGCGGGTCTGCCCTACCTTGTCGGCATTCTTGAGCAGGTTCTTGACCATCTGACCGAGCACCGCCGTGCCGGGGTTTTCCGTGACCGTTTCGATGTGCTGCATAAATCCGTAGCGCTTGATGGATGCCGCATTGCTGGCCTGTGCGCCGATGTACGCCTTGCCGTCGTCCTCAGCAGCGATGACCACAGCGTTGTAGGTGTCCTCAATGCTGTCCTCGCCGCTCACCTGACCGAGCGCCCAGGTGATATCAAACGCCGCAATGTTTTTCGCAGGCTTGTGCATCGCCTTGATAGGCGCTGTCGGCAGCGCCTCGACCTGCAGGCCGCTGTCGTCCACGCGGTGGCGGTACTGCTTGCCGGTCGCAGACGTGCAGGTGTTCAGCACATCGCTGATAATGTCAGCGGGCGTACTGCCGGTCCACAACTGCGTGATCTTGGTCGGCAGGCTGCACACCTTGCCGACTGTCACGCCCGCCTTGGCACACGCCTTGCGGATCACCTGATCGGCCGCAAGGTTGTTGACCTGCAGCACGATTTCCGACTTATTCAGATACCAGCCGCGGTCATAAGCGGTAACACCGCCGTCCAGCGTCACCGTGATAATGACGCCGGAAAAGACCGTTTTGCCTTGATTGGTCACACGCACCTTGTCGCCCGGTGACAGGTTGAGCTTGGGCGTGTACTTGTCCCACGGCGAGATAAACGTCGTAAACGTCAGCTCCGCCGCCAGTGTGTCAAGGTCATCCGTCAGCGTCATGTCACTCGCAAATGCGGTGATATCGCGCGGCTGTGCGCCGTCGCGGTACAATATCAGCTTGTGGTCATCGACATATCCTGCCGCCATCGGCGCACCTCCTCATTTGATAAACTTGTATTCTGTGACGGCAATGCTGTACTCCAGATCACCGTTGCGGCGCACGGTGACATCAAAGCTGTCCACCGTCACCGGCATGTTAAGTCGTGCCGCACCCTTGCTGTCGAGCACGATCAGGCGGAACGGCACCTTCTTGTCGCGCCACCGGTCGAAGAAATCGACATACGCCCAGCCGTCCGCAGATGCCTCGGACGGCATGAACGAGTACCGGCGTACCGGCAGCAGCGCCGTCCACTCCATGTGCCGCAGCTCCAGTGTGCCAATGCGCCGATAGTCCCGCGATAGCCCCTCATAGGTTTCGTTCCGCTGCGCCGGCTGCGGGATTGGGAAATCCGGCGGACAGTGTGGCAGCGTCCAGACCTCCTCGTTGTTGTTGACCGAGAAAATTATCTTGTACACGCACCGCACCTCCTTATGTGTTGCCGAGCGCCGCCAGCACCTTGCGGCCGACGTACTCACCGACCTGCTCGGTATACTCACGGTTGCCGATCACGTTGCCCTGGATGGTGACGTTGACCGTCACGCTCCGACCGCCTGCCGCCTTGACAGACACATCATGCGGGATGATCTGTGTGCCGCTCGGCAGGTTCATAATTTCGCCGCCGCGCTCGTTTACGCGGGTGTAGCCGCCTCGCCAGTAGGGCGTGCCCATGGCATTGCCGTTCAGATGATCGGCAACCCACGACACGGCGCTCTTGCCGCCCTTGTAGATGGAGCCGAGAATCGGCACACTCTCGATTTTCTGGTCAAGCCACGAGAAGAAGCCCGCGACCTTTTCCTTGGCGGCAGAAAAGGCGTTGACAATGCTGTCCCTGATTCCACCGAACGCCGTTTTAATGCTGTTCCACACTTCTCCGGCCTTGGCCTTGACGGTATCCCAGTTTTTATACAGCAGCACACCGACCGCGATCGCGCCCTCGATCAGAAGGATTACCGCGCCGATCGGGTTTGCGCTCATCGCGGCGTTCAGTCCGGTCTGCGCCGCCGTGGCCGCGCCTGTCGCGGCCGTCTGGCCGCCGAGTACGCCGGTCATCGTCAGCACGGTCTTGCCCATACCGAGCAGCGCCGACGCGCCGCCCGCGACGCTCTGGTTGAATTGCGCCAGCTTGACCAGCCCGAAGGCCACGGCCAGCAGCTTGACGCCGGTCTTCAGCCCGTCCGCGTGCTCCCGGCACCAGTCCATCGCATCCCCGGCCTTTTGCAGACCCTGCGCAAAATTCTCATCAAACTGCTGCTTGAGCGCAGACAGGTCAAGCCCCTCGACCCATGTGCCGAAGGCTTCCGTCTTCTGCTGCACCCAGTCCAGCGCCGATCCGGAGCGGATGGAACCGTCCTCGGCGGCACCGGCCAGCACCCACAGCTGATTTTTAACCTTGGCGCTGGTATCGCCAACCTTAGCGAGCATCTCGTCTAAGGTTGCGTGGTTACGTCGTGCGTTAATAACCTGCTGATTGTTTGCATAGTAGCTGTCGGCGGCCTTGTCATAGGTCTTGGAGAGCGTATCAACAATCAGTTTCTGACGGGCACTTTCGTCCGAGCAGTTCTGCAGCGCGAGGTTGAAAAAGTCCTCTGCGCTTGCGGCTGACTTAACAGCCTCATTCCATTTCTTGTTGGCTTCGGTGTCAGCCTTGAGTGTAACGCCGAATTTTTCGCCCTCCTTGGTAGCCCAGTTGATGGCGTCGGCAAAAACGCCGGTGATCTGTCCGGTGCGTGCGGTCTCGTTTGCGGACTCTACCAGACCTTCAATTGGCAACGAATCGCCAAACGTGCCGTGCACGCCTGCGGCAATCCGCGTCCACTTGGTGACCTCTTCCTCATTCTTCGCCATGTTTGCGAGCAACTGGCTTGCCTCGGTCGCGGTGTCGGTATCACCGAGGATCGCGTAAAAATTGCGATAGCTCTTGCGAGCGACATCGGCGGAAAAGCCCGCCGCCTGAAATCCGGCGTTCAGCTTGCCCTGCGCCACGCGGTACTCCTCGGTCGCGCCGTCGAGTGCAATAAACGCAGCGGTCAGGCCTGCAGCAGCCGCCCCGGCAGCCTTGACGCCCTTCTTCGCAAAATCCCCCAACGCCGTGAGCGATTTGTTCTTGAATGCAACCACCTTGCGAGTGGCCTGCATCATGCTGTCGTCGATGTTCTTGCCAGACTTCTTAGCCGCCTTGGCTGCCGCCACCAGACCGCCCGACATCTCATCCTTTAGTGTCAGGACGGTATTGATTACTTTGTTTTTAGCCATTGCCGTCCTCCCCCTTTGGGTTGTACGCCAGTGCAATACCGGACGCAATCAGCCACCGGCTATCCTCATACCAGCGCGCCCGGCCTTCCCGCAGCACTGCGCGGTCCGCGAGAGTCATCTGCCGGATAGCTTCCGGCGTTATGCCTCTCGGTGCGTAAAATGCCGCAAGGTCGAGCACCGGGTCGCGCTCGATCAGTTTTTTACGGTGTCGGTCCTCGTAGTGTCCGGTGTGCCGTCAGCAGTGCGCGGACCGATCAGACCGAGCCAGCGATACAGCTTGCCGCCCAGCTGGTCAACCTCGTACGGCTGCATCAGCGTCCAGACGGTGTCATACGGGTCGGTAACACCCATAGCCTTGTGCAGCTCCGGATCCTGCAGATCCGGACAGCAGTCATAGATCAGACTTGCGCAGGCGCGTACCGTGTCTGCCGCACTCTCGGACAGCATGGCTTCGGCATAGCTCAGCTTGGCATCCACGCTCGGCTGTACAAAGGTCAGCATTTCGCCGGCCACTTCAAACTGCTTTGCGTTCTTGCGGTCCTTTGCGCGCTGCTCGGCTTTCGCCGCCAGCGCGTCCAGTAACTTCTTGTCCATACTTTACTCCTTCTTAAATCGTCTCAAGAACCTCGAAGTGACCGAACTTGAACGGCACTTCTTCCTCGATCTTGCTCTTCTTCTCGAACTTGGCGAGATACATCTCGTCGATAGTCACATCGCGGTACGCGATGCGCTCGACCTTGTTCGTGCCCTTCTGCTCGAGGGCAGTGATAATGGTCGTCGTCGGCATCTCGCCGGTCTGGAAGGCGTCCGCCATCAGCTTCAGCACTTCCGAGTCGATCTTGAGCATCGTAAACGTGCCCTCGCCGGAATAACCATTATAAATGCGATAAGTCGCAGGGTCACCGCAGTTGTTGACCTCTTCAAAGTCGCCGGTGACCTTCGCCTCCACGCTCTGGAGCGTGGAAAGGCGCTTGCCGTTGAACCACATATTGCCCTGATTGGAATGGAGCACGCGATTCGGGTTAAAACTATCCATATGTACCTCCTTATGCCATCGCGATCGGGAAAATCAGGTCGGTCATACTGCCGAGAATCTTGACGTTCGCCGTCAGGTACACCGTCCTCTTAAACGGATTTGCCTTGACGGTATCATCGTCCCAGTCGGCAGCCTCGCTCTTGCCGGATGCCACCCACGCCGTGCGCTGCGCGTCCGTGTCGATGCTTGCCGCATTGGCGTAGTCGGGGTCGAGGATATTCTGCTGCATGAGCTGGCGGAAATACGAGCTGTTGAGCGCCGCGACAAGCATCATCTGGTTATCGCGGCTGTTGCGATAGTTGCCGAGGTAGGTCTCCCGGAATGTCGCCGCAATGTCGTCCTTCATCATGTCCATTGCTTCCACGGTTTCAATGAACTGCATATCTTCGGTTTTGGTCTTGCCGTCCGTGGTCGTCATAGAGTTAATGCCCTGTGCGATACGCACAGTATTGTCCTCACTGTTAACCAGAATGAACTTACCGCTGCCAAGCGCCGCATCGTTGTCCTCGACCTCCTGCACCTCGGACAGATTGGAGCACTGATAATTGGTGCTGCCTCTCGTCACGTTGCAGACTGCGAAAATGCCGACAAGGCTCGGCAGATACGCTACGCCGTCCTTCTCCCCGCGGTCGTCGGAGAACGTGACCTTTTCGTTGGCAAAATTGACAACGTGCATATCATCCGGTGCGGTGGTCAGGTTATAGCAGACCGCCTTGTAAGTTTTCTTCTTGGTGCTGTCCTGCGTTTTGACCCACGCGGCAAGCGCCATACCATCATCTGCACTCTGGCCGGCAATAGTCAGCCAGCCGGTTTTGACCGTCTTAGAGATTTCGGTCAGCGTGTCAGCCAGTGCTCCGGTGGTATCCAGTCGGAACAGGTGCATCTGGTACGGCGCAAAGCCGAGCAAGTCGCAGATGGCGTTGTAGTTGTCTGCGGTGTACAGGCTTTCGTCTGCCTGTGCCGCCGAGAGATCACTGTACTGCTTGTGCGTGAAGCTCTTATCCGTATCGTCGCGCACGATCAGGATTGCGATGCCGCGTTCCGAGCGTCCGATGAGCGACACAGCTCTCTGCTCAAAGCTGATTTCGATTTTCGGCATTGTAATTGCCATTGGTTTTACTCCTCCTCTCAGTATTCGAGGGCTTCCATCATTTCTCCGGTTTCGGCGGCGCTCTCGCACCAGCTGAGTGCAAACTGGAGCACCAGCACACCGAGCGATATGGTCGTGCTGACCGTATCGTCCGGCACCAGCACGATCTCACCGGTGTCGATACCGGTTTCAAGTGCGGCGATCAGGCGTTCCGCCATCTCACTGCACTCCTCGAGGTACTCCACCCGCTCGGCGGGATAGTACCAAACGTCCACGTCGATCGACCGCTCCCGCGCACCGCCGCAGGCGGCGTTTCCTTCGGCCGGGAAAATGTCGATCTTGAAGGACGGGCGCACCACGGGTTTGTCGGTGTCCGATTTGGACACCGGAACACCGGGTGCTGCTTGCTTTAACAACGCGGTCAGTGCCGCGCGTACTTCTCGAATTGTCATATTTTATCTATCAACTCGTCAACCATATCCTCAGCGGCCGACTCAAACTCCGGTTCAAATTCCTCAGCAGCCTTAGCAAACACCTTTTTGCCTGCCTGATAACTACCCTTTGAGCCGTCACGCAATTCCGGTGTCCAGCCATCTTCGATCAGATGACCGATTTTATCCGAGGAATATACGCGGATGCGCATCTCGTCATCTCTCTTGTTGACCTTGCCGCGCTTGATGCTCCGGTGATAGTCGCCGGCCTTGCGGTCGTACTTCGGACGGTGTACCGCGACACGCCCGACCTCTGCGCGCGCACGCTGAGCCGTTTTCCGGCGCAGCTTTGTGCCGCTGGTACGCAGCATCTTTTTCTGCGCTTTCAGCATTTCTTTCGGCTGTGCCCCCAGACGTTCCGCAAAGTCCATCAGTTCCGAGCAGTCAAACCCGTCACGCATCCTCAACCACCAACTTCAGCATAACCTCCAGACGGTCGCGGCGCTTGTAATGCGGCTGCCAGTACAGCACATCGTACCGCTGACCCTCATAGACGAAATACGTCGCCGTGGTCAATCTGCACGAGCGCGGCCGGATGGTCAGCTTGTGCGTGACCTCGGCGCGCACCGTGTCGCCCGGCAAGGTTTCGTTCCTGCCGGACATGACGGTCAGCGCACCCCAGATTTTCCCGTCCTCGGCGTACTCCCAGCAGGTTTCGCCGATGTCGTTCTCGATCTGGTGCTTATTAAACACCGTCAGGCGGTGTCTGAGATCATTGGTCAGCGCCATTTGCGCCCTCCTTTTCCGGGTATCGGCTAGACATGGCGATGTGATTGAGTAAGGTCTGCACGGTAAACGGCACCTGTGTCACGCTCGTGTCCGTGACAGGCGTGCGGTTTTCGTACCAGTGCGCCGTCAGCTGGAGCACAGCCGTGTCGAACAGCTCATCACTGTCCGACGGCGGCTCCTTGCCGGTCATATCCCGGACGGCAGTATCTGCCGCCCGGATCAGACGCTCAATCAGCTCGTCCTCATCCGCATGGTCGATGTGGGCGTACAGCTTAAAGCGGTCGAGCGTCAGCATCAGGCGCTCGCCTTCACGAGCTTGCGGACCGCATCGGCCTGGCTCGGCTTGCAGTCGAACATCGCACAGCCGAGGAACAGGAACGCATTGGTCTTGACGTCAAACGTCGAGGTAATAGTCACGTCCTCCGGCATATTGCCGATGACGGTGGACAGGTCAGCCAGATACGCCTCGTGGTCACCGATGCGCTCGTCGATGAGCACCGGATAGCCGTAGATGTAGTAGTTGCCGCCCTCGATACGAACGAGGTCGTTCTTGGACTTGTCCTGCAGCGGCATAAAGTCGGTGAACAGGGTCTTCTTGCTCATCAGGAACTGTGCGCCTGCATCGTAGCCGCCGGGCAGCAGTGCAATGAGATCGAGCACGTTCTGGTTGGTCAGTGCGGCAGTCTTGCCGACAGTGACCGAGTTGGTCGCGCCCCAGGTGTTCGCCTTCTCGATGCCGGTGCCCTGATCCGTGCCGGTGCCCTTGATGATGGTGTCCGAGATCAGCTTTGCGATCTTCTTGGCGAGCATATCGGTCAGCCAGTTCTCGAATACGTCGAGCGCCATCTGCTGTACGGACTTGGAGATCTGCACGAGCTTGGTGATCTCGTACGCCGACAGGTTGATCTTGGTCAGGCCGGTTTCTGCTGCGGTGATAGTTGCATTCTCGGTGTGGTAGGCTGCATCTGCCTGCTCACTCTCAACCGCAAAGGTGACGTTGCCCGGCACGCGCAGCAGCGTTACCTTGTCCAGCAGCGGTGCGTACTGGTGCACCTTCTCGATGATGGTGTTCGCGGTCTGGGTCGGTACCAGTGGACCGGCGGAAGCCGTTGCAGTGGACCATGCACGCTGCTCGGTTTCGGTCAGCTCGTTGTTTGCCAGCGTTTTCAGCCATGCGGAGCGGTATTCCTCGCTCGAGCGGTCATACTCGCGCTGCTCCGGCGGAGTCGGCTGCGGCTGGAACGTGCGGATTTCGCCGCCTGCGCCGTTTGCGATCTTGTTCAGCAGATTGCGGCGCTGCTCTGCCTGTCCCAGCAGGGTCTTGCGCTCCTCGAGCAGACTGTCGGTTTCGGCGCTCAATGCGTCAAGGTCTGCACCCTCGCTGTCCATCTCGGTGCGGATTGCCGCCAGACGCTCCTCGATCTCGGTCATGCGGTTCTTGCCTGCAAAAAACTGCAGGCCGACCTGATTGCGGAAACCGCCGAAGATCGCCTGCTTGTTCTGATTCTTGCTCATTTACTTTTCCTCCTTTGTAATACCATAGGTTTTCAGCTTGAGTTCCAGCCTGCGGCGCTTGTCCGCCTCCGCGTGCTCGCGCTCGGCCTCCGCCTTTGCCCACGAGCGTGCCGCAATACTGGTGCCGTCGTACGCCGGAATATCCACCGCCGCCACATCAAACACCCGCTTGAAACCGGTAATGCGGCGCAGATGCTTTGCGCGGTCATATTCCTGCTTGTTGACGGTGAACGCGAACGACATCTGATCCAAATAACCGCCCCGGATTTCCTCGTAGAGCCTCCGCCCTTCCTCGGTGCCGGACAGGTCAGCCGAAATACGCAGACCGCGTGTGTCCACGGTCAGCTGCAAGGTGCCGTTCTTGGTTCGTGCCACGGGTTTACCCCCATGGTTATAATTCATCACGACATCGCGCATCTCCGCTCCCGTAAACGCGCTCCTGTCGATGACTTCCTTGTACTCGATACCGTCATACTCGTACAGCATGGTCTCCTCGTCGAAAACCGCCGCATACCCTTCCACACGGTACTGCTTATCCTCTTCCCCCGTGTCCAGCGCCCGCACCTCAAAAGTGCGGTAATCACGGGTTTCCGGTGTGATCGCCATTGTCGCCCTCCTTTGACGTATCGCCCACGGCGTCCAGATTGGACACCTCTGTGTACTCCTTGCGGATGTAGTGCTTGTCGCCGTCCTCGACCGGACTCATGTTGAAGATTTCCAGACCCTGATTGTGGGTCAGGAAGCCGCGGTCGAACAGCTGCGTCACGACATTCAGCTTGGTCTGGTTGCTCGCATACTGCAAACGGTTCGCCGTTGCGATGATGGACGCGCCTGCCGCGATTTCCTCCGGTGTGAACGTCATAGCCGTCAGCACCAGCGACAGCTGAATGGCAAACGGCTCGATAAATCCCTCGTAGTAGGCGTTCCACTCATCCTCATTGTAGGTGTTGGTGAGAATTTTCTCGTTAGTGCCGAAATACTCGAACACACTCGCGCGGATCAGCTCCTGCTGCTTGGGATTGACGACCATTGCCGCCGACTCGATCTGCTTAACGTCCGCGTACTTGCTGTCGAACATGGCAACGCCGGTCGCATTACCGGCCAGATTGTCCCGCGCAAAGCGTTCGCGCTCGGCAGTGATGTCCTTTTCCTTGAGATTGCCGTTTAGACGAGCCAGGAACCGGATGGTCGTAGCATTCTTAATTCCGTTGATGATGCCCTCGGCCTGCGTCTGCGCCATCTGCATGGTCGGCATGAGCGGACGGTTATCCGAGCCGAAGAAATCGTCCTCGTACTGGTGCTGGGTCAGGATACCCGCTCGGTTCAGCTCGATCGCGGCCTTTTGACCGCCCCAGAAGCTATACTGCAGATACGGCTCACCGCCGTACTCACGCACCGAGGACTGCTGCGGCAGTACCGGATAGTAGCCGATCAGCCGTCCGGCGCTGTCCTCCATCGGCACGATAAAGGCGTTGTTCTGCACCAGATAGATGGTCGCCAGCCGCGCAAGGAACTTGCTCGCATCCATAAACGGATTGGGCTGCATCCCGAGCACGCGCTGCAGATCCGGCCGGGCATCGCCCGTCACCTCGAGGTGCAGCTTGCTGCAATGCCGCGCAAACGCCGAAATGGCCGCGCGTGTCAGCTCCATCTCGTACAGGCCGCCGCGATAGGTCGTGTAGACCGGCTGGTAGGCGGTCAGTGTCTTAAAATATTCCCTCGGTGCTGTGCCGCCGGGCGGCCTCCGCGGGAACAGCTTTTCCAAAAGCCCCAATGTACTTACGCCTCCTCGTTCATCGTTACATAGTCATCGTAGTGGTCCTGCAGCACTTTGTACGCGCAGATCAGCGCAACCGTGCCGTCAATCCTGCGGCGGCTGTCCGTGATCTTGATCGGCTGAATGTTGCCGTTGATGTCGGTGCGGACCTCGGTGTTGACCATGCACCACTTGTCGATCGGGTTGTTGCCATCGACCACCAGACCGGCGCCGAGGTCGGCCTTGAGGTCCTTCATCGGCTGGGACAGCGACAAGGTGCCCTGCCGCACCGGTATCATGCACTGCTCGCCAAACTCGGCCTTGAAGCGGTCGAGCAGGCTATCGTCAATGTGCCACGGGTCGTAGCCGATATAGCGAACGTACAGATCGTCCTCGTCGCGCAGCTCCATAAACCAGTCGAGCATGACCTGCTTGTCCACCTTGTTGCCCGGCACGGCACGCATCAGGCCGCGCTTGACCCACAAGCTATACGGCACGCTGTCGCGCTCACGGCGGTTGCCGGCAGCCGCATCGGCATCAAGCACGCTCTGCGGCAGCCAGTACATACTCCGGCGGTAAATCTTCGGGTCGCCTGGCCGCTGACAGATAGCCGTTGCCGCCGCAAGGTCGATGCTGTCTGCCGCGTCCATGCCGCCGATGGCATAATCAAACGCAATGCTGAATGTTTCCGGATTGGAGCACTCCGCCCAGGTCAGCCAGCTTGTCGCAGCGTTCTCCTTGAGGTTGAAGTCTTTTACCAGTACGGTAGGCAGGAAGGACGGGTCTGCGTCCGCCTTTTTGACCATGCGCCGCAGGTAGTCCACCTTCTTGATGGTACCAAGTCCGGGATTGGCCTTGATCCACATTTTCTCGCTGCGGTACTCGTCCCGCTCGTCCAGCTCGTAGATCCATGCCAGGAACGTGTCATCGTCAATCGAGCCGTCAATCACACCGGCAGCATACTCGTACTGGGCATCGAAAATGCTCTCGCGCACAAAGCCGTTGGTCGAGATGGAGAACAGCAGCGGCTGCTCGCGTGCTGACATGGACTGCTTCATGTCATCGTAGATGGCGCGGTTCTTGATAGCCGCCAGCTCGTCCACGAGTACGCCGTGGGCGTTCAGACCGTCGAGCGTGTTGGTCGCGCTCGCCAGCGCCGTGATAAAGCCGAGGTTGTACGGATAGTACAGGTCGCTCTGGCGCTTGCGGATAGCCGCCGCCAGCTCCGGCGACTGCTTTCGCATATTGACGCAGGCGTTAAAGCTCTTCGCCGCCTGCTCCCGCTTGGTTGCGATGGAGTAAATCTCCGGTGCACCCTCGCCATCATTGACGAGCAGGTCGATTTCGATACCGGCGCACTCGGTCGTTTTGCCGTTCTTACGTCCCTCGACGATCATGCACTCCTGATACTGCCGCAAACCTGTATGAGCGTCCACAAAACCGAAAATCGCCTGCCAGCGTGCTTTCTGGAACAGCTCCAAGCGCAGCGGTGCGCCGAGCTTGCCCTGCGGCTGTTTGCAGAATCGCTCGACGAACTCAATGTGATGGTTTGCCAGGGCTTCATCAAACACCCACGGCCGGTATTTCTCCGGGTGGCGCAGCTTGTCGAGCAGGACGGCGCACAGCGTTCTGACCTTGCGGCACGCGGTGATTTTGCCGGTCAGCACCAGACAGGTGTACTGCTCCAGCCAGTTTTCACCCTCCGGTGCCGGTGTTTTCTTTGCTTCGCGCTCCATGCGTTTAACAAGACGTTCTCTCGCCTGTCTGGGGTCTGTTTTGGCTGCCGTACTGTTCACCTCCTCCGGTTTCGCCTGCTTTTGCGCTCTGACGGACGCACCCGGGCGATCCCATTGCCGGATGTGCCGCCGTATCCTTGCCCATATACTCGATATGGGTGGACGGAATGGCAATACCGTCCGTCACAGCGCAAAAACAAAAAGAACCGACAGCACCATCTCTGGCAGTCTGTCGGCTCTGGGCTCGTAGGCCTCTGGCTCTCGTTGTTACTTCTCGTTTGGGGTGTTCAAATTGGACACCGTTTCCCGCATTTTCCGGTGCGGGCACTCCGTCACCTGCGATGCCCGCGTCCAGGCGCTTTCGCAAAATCCCTGGCTGTTGATCATCGGGCAGGTCAGCGGACAGATCGTGCGCTTTCCCATCAGCCGATACGCCTCCCTGCGGTCGTGCGCTGCCACTCAGTCAGGGCATTCAGCTCCCCGTTGGACTCCGGCAGCAGGTCGCACAGCGTCTTGATGACCGTGGTGTAATTTTTGATCATCGTGTTGTACACTTCGACCTCCGGCGACTTCTTGGTGCCGAACTGATTTTCGCCGTTCTGGTACTCGGATACACAGCCGTTTTCGTTGATGGAATCCCGTAAATCCTCCAGAGTTACGGCCATAAAAGCCGCGTTATCCATGAGTTTTTCGGCTGTTTTTCGCTTGTTTTCGTCCATTTTCGCAAAGACTTCTGCGAGCTTCTCGCGCTCGCGTTTTATTCTTGTTTCGGCCTTCGGTTTTCCCATGCCGCACCTCCTCTCAACTACACCCCTCCTGCACCCGTCACTCGGTGAAATTTGAGTGGGGGGTGCGGTCTTCTGCCGGTCAGCGCCGCGGCTCGAATGGGGGGAGTAGGTTTCCGTCGTCATCAAAGCCGCAGCGTGCGCCGCTGTGCTTTGTCATGTGCTCGATGTCGTGACAGTGATGGCACAGCAGCTCCAGGTTAGACCAGCCGAGCGTCCGTGCCGGATTACCCATGTCCTGCGGCCGCAACGCCTTGCGGTGATGCACGATCAGTCCCGGCCTGCCACATCGCTCACACAGTCCGTGCTTGCTGACCATGTAGGCCTCGCGGGTGTCGCGCCATGCCGCCGAGTTGTAGAACGCTTTCGCCCAGGGCTTTGCCATCAGCGCACATACTCCTGCATCGCGTGCAGCGCTGCGCTGGTGGACTCGATGATCCGGTTGATTCGATCAACGCGGCAGGTCAGCTTGTAGCGCTTCTCAAAGCTCGGTTCAAGTTCGCGTTCCTGCAGCAGCTCCTGCCGCCGCTGACGTAGCCGGTCGAGGTTTGCGTTGTACTCGGGTATCATTTCGCGCACCGTTTGCACGCGGCTCACCGCCTTTCGGGTAAAATAAAAAGCCGACGGCGTACACTCCTCGCGGGAATGTTACGCAGTCGGCTCGGATCTCGATGGATTCTGGCTCACGCCGTCAAAATCGACGACGGACTCGCTTTTGCACTTTTCACACCACAGTGGGAAATGCCACAGGTGGGTTTCGTTCAGCGTGACTTGCACGCGTGTCGGGCGTCCGCATCGCGGGCACACGATTTTCTTCTTCTGTTTATGATTATACACTCGTTTTCCGCTCCTGTCTACCCTTTCGGCGTTGTTTCTCCGGCCTCCTGTCATATGTTACAGACAGTTCCAAGCCAGAATCAACGCGCTTGTGACTGCGCGCTGTCTTACTATTATAATGTATGGTTTTCGGCAACAGGTATTTGATGTACTTGCAGCTTGCGACTTCGTTCCGGCCGCCGCCCTCATCGAGCACCTGTGCTCCGGGCGGTGCATCAACGGTCGTGCCGTCGTCCACCCATTCGTAAGTCGTGACCGGTCGGGCAAGGTTGCGGCTGCCGACAAACTGCTTTTTACCGTTGAGCGATGCCTCGCGGCGCTCCTTGGTGAGATAGCCCGCCCAGCCGTCGTAGCCGCGCTCGCGGACGTAGTTCAGCTGGATATCGTCACCCCAGAGCCAGAGTGACCGCATCAGCTCCAAGTCACCGCCTGTGGCATTGATAATGATATGCGCGTGAGGCCGGTGGTCTCCGTGCCTGCCCTCGAGCACATAAATGTATTTCAGATCCGGCAGACCTCGCGCCTTGCGGTAGGCCCGCATCTGCGCAAACACTTTGCCGAGGTGCTTGCGTGTCACGTCGGCGCTGTCCGGCAAGTCCCCATCTCGATAGGTGACGGTCAGCACTAAATCGCCCTCGTCAAAGTTGGTTGCCATCAGCATTTCCAGTTTGCGCTGCGCCGTGTTGGCGTTGGTGCGCTGGATCTGCTCCTCCGTCACCTCACGGATGCGCTTGCGATCCTGCTTGCTGGCGTTTGGTCGCGGCACCGTGTAGGTAACGTCCCACACCAGTCGCCCGGCTCGGATTGTCTTTCTCCTCTTCATTTTCCCTCCAACGGTGTCCAAATTGAACACCACAGCGGACGAGGCTGTCCCCGTCCGCGTGTAGTTTTATAGAATATCCTCGATTTTATGAATTGTCAATCGTTATTTTCGAGGCGGACGTAATTCTCGCCTTGTTCGATTAAGACATTCGTTTATATAATCGGCTGCGTGCATGATTTCAAACTTCTCTGTGTCGGTAACGATGAAAAGTTCACCGTTACCATCACGAATTCCGTGTTTCTCGCCGTTTGATAATTCAATATCAATCAGACACATATGTCTCGGAAGTGTGGCTTTGACAAATTCTGCTTCGTCATTATGTTCGCCGAGTTTCCAGCGATAAAACATCGTTTTACCGCGCAAAATCTCGTTCAGAAATTTTACATAATGCTCAGCACGCACGCTGATGCATTCACCGTTTTCCCCAACGAGCTGCATGAAAAGCGCGTTCGGGATATACACGGGTTCGAAATCTTCCAATTTCATGTTTATTCGCTTCTCCTGTTCCATGCTCTGACAGCTTCTTCTTCCGTTGCAAAACAAAATTCATTCATATTCAGCATACATTCATCATTTAAGCAATATGGAATATATGCATCTTCGTAAGGAGGGCGACTGTTGATATGATAAGCAATAGCGCTTTCACTTCCGCAGAACGGGCAAGGTTTTAATTCAGTCATCATACTTTCCCTCCCAGCGCTGTCAGCCGTACCATCGGGCACTGCTCGCATTTGTCTACCAACGCCTCATAGTCCAACTCATATGGGAACTTGCAATACTCATCGCATAACTCGCTCGCGAGCTTATTCACCGCCTGCTCCCAGCAGCCTGTATGGAATACCGGACCAGAGCGCACACCCTGTCCGCAAAATTTACACTTAGCCATTATTCCGGGAACACCTCCGTCCACGAGCTGACGAGGATATTTGCTTCGCACTCCTCATCGTCCAAATCCGGGGAATACCACGGGAAATACCACTTGCCACCCTTATAGATATACTCGCGGTACCGTCCGGCACAGCCGCACAGCTTGCACAGCACCTGAGCGCCCTCGGGCGGCTTGTGCTCGGACAGCCTATGCCACACGTTCTCCGCCGGCTTGCCGCAGATCATTTCAAATGGGTCAATGCCGGCGTGTTCCGCCAGTTTAAACAGATCGTCCAGCCGCGGCGCCGTGGTTACAATCGGGTCCTCCGCCCACAGCCATGTCATCGCATACCGCTGCGGGAAGTCCTCCAGATCAGCAAAGCCGCAGATATCTTCGTCCTGCAGCGCATTGAGGATATTTCGCCGCGCCTGCGCAATCGGCGATGCATTAAACGCCTCAATACGCTCCTGCTTCTGCACCTCGCGCTCTGCCGCGCTGCGATCCCTATCCAACCGTTGCTTGACCTTGCCGCAGACGTTATTGCAGCTCTCCGCCTGCTCGCACTCGTGGCAACAGCCGGGGCACTCGCCGCGCTTTACCGCTGCCGCACGCTTGTCCGCGCCGGTGCACGGCTGCTTCGGGTGCGGCTCCTCCGGACATGTCAGCGGCGCAAACTTGTACTCCTTTACCTTACGGTGCGTTTTCACTTTCTTGGCGTCCAGACTGTACAGGCAGCCCTCGTAAGTATTGTGCAAGTCAAGCTGGAGGATATTATCACACTGGCTCAGCTCGTAGGCGGTCGACTCATTGATGCGATTGCGCTTGAGGTCGGACGCCCACTCCTCGATCAGCCCCTTGTCGATGGCTTTCGCGCGGGCGATCTGGCTCTCCGAGGTCTTGAGCACCTCGGCGACATAACTGCGCAGCTTGCCCGGCAGCTCGACCACGCCGCGCTCCTGCAAATCCTTGAGCGCCGTCTCAATCTCCTTTGCCGCCTGTGCGGTGTACTGTGCGGTCAAGCCGCCTCCTCCTCGCGCCATCGTGTTGGTCCAGTGCAGGATCAGCGTCTGGATGGACGGGTCAAGGTCAGCGTCAAGCACGATACAGGGTGCGGTCTTGCAGTCGAGCAGCGCCAGTGCATTCCGGCGGCGATGTCCGGCGAGCAGCAGTACCCGCCCTCGGTCTTGCGGCGTACCACAAGCGGCTGTTGCAAGCCGATAACCTTGATGGACTCCGCCAGCTCGTCAATGCCGGTCTGCGCGTAGCTGTTGTTCTCGTTTTCCTCGATTTCGGCCATCGGGATTTGCTCCACCCGCATTTCTCCGGTGTTCGATTTGGACACCGCCTCGCCCATCAGCTCCGCAAGGTTGAATTTCTTAGCCATTTACTGCACCCCCATAAGTTCTTCGACCCATGCTCGGTAGTCGCGGGCAGCCGCCGAGGTCGGAGACCATTCTGTGATGGCCTTGCGTGCAAAAACCGCCTCATCTACCTTGTCTGTGCGCCGGATCATCGTCCGAAATACGCGCACCGGGCAGGTCTCCCGGATGTACTCCTCGCCATCTCGCACGACCGGCGAGTTATGCCACATCGTCAGCAGTGCGCCGGCGATGCGCGTCGCCGGATTGATCTTGCGGACGCTCTCAATCTGCTCGATCAGCTCGTCCATACCCTCGATCTCAAAGCGGCCGATTTTAAGTGGGATAATCACCTCGCTGCTGGCTGCGATCGCGCCGATACTTGCCTGCGAGAATGCCGGCGGGCAGTCAAAAATGACGTAATCATAGCTGTCGTCCTCGATCACTGCGTCGCGCAGGTCGCGCATCGCGCGGACCGCCATCTGCGACGTATACTCGCTATCCACGCCGAGCGTTGCGAGCGACATATCAGCCGGGATCACATCCACGCCCGGCATCGTCGAAAACTCGATCACCTCGTCGTAGCAGACAGCGCCGCCGGTGAGCAGGGCGGCCAGACCGCCGCGCTCCTCGGTATCTACACCGCAGTAGCGGCTTGCGTTGCCCTGATGATCGACGTCCACCAGCAGAACGCGCTTGCCATAGTCGGCAGCCAAAATGCCTGCAAGGTTCACGGCGGTGACGGTCTTCCCGACGCCGCCCTTTAGGTTTACAATAGAGATCGTTTTCAAGATGTTTTCGCTCCTTTTTCGTGTTTCAGTGGTGTTACTTCGTTCGCGGACCGTATTTCCGCATCGTAACACCATGCTTTTCGAGCACCGCTCGCACCGTTTTGCTTGAGCGGTGCATGCTTGTCGCCACGATTGCAAGCGGCATTGTCTCGTACATTTCGCAGATTTCCTTTTCTTCCTTATCCGTTAACGGTATGCGCGGACCTCCGGCCGGTCTGCCGCCGTTCGGCGGTGCAGGCTGGATTTCCTTGTGGGCCACGCCGCGTGTGTCGCGGTCTTGGGTGTATACAGTTTCCCGGTAACTATACGGCACGCCGAATACACCGATGCCGGATACCTCGACCGTTTCGTAGATGCCCTTCGGGTGCCGCCAGATGACGCGGCGCTGCTCATTGCTCTGCATTGCGGTGCTCCTCTCTCCGGCGCTGATGCTTGATATACCCGAGCACCGCACCGATTGCCTCGGCTCTCTCACGGTATTCCCGCCGCATTTCCGGCGGACATACCTTGCTTTGCGCGTACAGTCTGCGGCGCTCAAACCGCAGGCGCGGGATTGCTTTGCTTAGCCTCATTTCGTTTCTCCATTCGCTTGATATGTCGTGCCGTTGCCAACTCGCCGGTCTGATACTCGCAGAATTGCTGGATATCGCCCTCGAAGTTCAGCACCAGCTCGCCGAGCCGACCCTCCTTGTTTTTCAGCACCCGCAGGCGGCGGGAATTTAACGGCGCGTCCTCGTCCGGGTCGATGTACAGCGCAAGAATCGCGTCCGCGTCCTGCTCGATCTGTCCGGACTCTCGCAGATCGGTCATCGTCGGCGCGGCGTCCGCGCGGCTCGTTGCGGCGCGGGAAAGCTGGCTGAGCGCTACGACCAAAATGCCGTGCGTCTGCGCCATTGCGTGCAGATCGAGCGAAATGCGCGTGACCTGCTCGAATCGGTCCTTGCCCTTGCCCTGGAGCTGCTGCAGATAGTCGATAAAGACGATCTTGTGACGGCGGCGCAGCGCGGTCGAAAGGATATCCTGCACCGTCCAGCCGCTTGCGGGGATCATCTCCAGATCCAGCGCCGTGATCTCACCCTGCAGCCGGACGATGCGCTCCATTTCCTCCTGCGTCAGCTTGCGCTGGTTGATGTGCCCGAAGTCCACGATCGCACGGTTGGCGATCAGGCGGTTGGTCAGCTTGGCGGGCGAGGTCTCAAGGCTGTAAAAGCCGACCTTTGCGCTCTGCGCCATGTGCGCCGCCATCTGTAAGCCGAGCGCGGTCTTGCCCGCCGACGGACGACCCGCGAGGATGACAAAATCGCCGTAGTCGCTGTACAGCCGCGTGTCCAGCTTGTCCAGACCGTAGGCGATGAATTTCCGCTCGGTGGACTGGTCGTCGTAGAATTTAAGCATTGCGTCCATCATGCCGACGATTTGTGTGCCGCTACGTTCTCCTGCGGCAGCCGCCGCCTGAGATACAAGCGCCCGTCCCTCCGCACTGGTGTGGCACGAGGCAAGCTGTGCGGCGATCTCGTGCAGGCGGTAGACGCGGGTCTGCTCCTGCATGGCGCTGACGTAGGTGCGCCACGGTCGCGCCGACGGCATCACGTCCATACACTGCATGAGCAGGTCGTTGTATGCCGCGCCGCAAATGCCGCGGATCGTGACCGCGTCCACCGGACGCCCAGCCGTGAACAGCTTTTCGGCTGCCTTGTAGATCGCGCGGAGCTCCGGCACGGTGAAGTCATCCTCGTGCGTCACCGCCAGCAGCTCGCCGGTGATTTCCGGCGAAAGTAGCAGACTGCCGATTACGCTGTACTCCGCGTCCAGCGTTGCTTTTGCGTTTACCATTGCTCGTAGTCACTTCCTCTCGGTTTGCTCTCCGGCGGCTTGCCCGCCTGCTTTTCGTCCTCCCAGCGGCGGGCGTTAAGCCATGTGGCTGGGTTCGGGATAAACCGCCCCGCCTCCCGCTGCCAGCTGTCCTCGCGCTTTTGCCATTCCAGCGCCGCGAGGATCTTAGCCAGCAGATCAGCATCTGCGTGCAGCTTGTCCCATGCTCGCCGTGCGGGCTTCTTGGCAACGTGCTTGGGATACGCCGCCCAGAATTGATCAAACAACTCGTTCTCCCCTGTGGGGGTAAGGGGGTTATTATTTATACTTGTAATATTCTCCTTTATATACTGGAAGTTTTCTTCTATGGGGTGTGGAAGTTTTTCTCTATCCCCATGGAAGTTTTCTTCTATGGGGTCTGCCACCTTTTCGGCGGCGTCCTGTGCGCTTGCCTGCACCCAGATTTTCCGTCCGATAACAGCGTTGGTCGCGTCATCTCGGATCATCTCAATCGTGATGTACCGGCACTTTGCCAGCGATGCAATCGTGGCTGATATCGTCCGTGCAGACTTGCCGAAAACCTCCGCAAAATAACCGTTGGACGCAGAACAATAGCCCTGTCGGTTGCACAGCGCCGTAATATCGCTGTACAGCAGCCGCGCGAAGTCGCTCAGGCGCTTGTCGTACCGCACATCGGCGGTCAGAATGCTGTAATAGCTCGGCTTATCCGTTTTTAACCCCTCCCAACAACAACGCCAGACCGACCACCCCGGCCAGCACCGCACCCCACAACGGCAGCGTGCCGTTGTCCGTCAGCCCGGCCGTGAGCAGCAGCAGCGCAAAGCCAATGCCGACCATGCGCGGGCGCACGCCCTGGCAGCCGCCATCGAGCACCTCAAAATCCGGTACTTGACGCTTAACTGCTGCCGTGGTATAATAATTATAAGATGTTTTCGCATTTGCGCTTGCTACGGTTGCCGCCGTGCAGGCGCTTTTTCTTTGTCCGTTTTTCATTTTTCTGCTCCTTTTGTGCAAAAATCGAGTTCCAGTGCCGCTGTTACAATCTCATGCAGTTCCCGCATGATGGCATCGTACAGCGGCTTTTCGTTTGCATCGATCACGCCGTCCTCGCTGATCAGCAGCAGGTCATCCAATCTGCCTACCTTGGCAAATTGTCCGATCAGACGGATGAGCCGCATTGTTGCGTGCTCCAGCGTCCGGATCCCGACCTCCGGCAGCACTCCTGCAAGGTCTCCCGACTGGATATGCTGATAGCAGAGATACGGAAAGTCGTAAATCTGCGCCATGCGAAGCACCGTGCTGTCCGGCGGACGGCGGCGGCCCTGCTCATAGGCGCCGATTGTCTCCACGCTGATGTCCAGTCGCTCGGCGGCGGCTTCCTGCGTCAGACCCTTCAGCTCGCGTGCGGATTGATAGATATTTCTGTTTTCTCGCATACTGGTGTCCTGGCTCCTTTCGGGTATATAATTTTCACAGAATAAAGCCAACGCGCTGCTGACGCAGCATTTCGGCGTCGCGCTTCTCCTGATCCTTCTCGAAGCGGTAAACCTCATCCCAGCGGATTTTCCAGCCGCCGAGCTTGACCGCGCTGAGCACGCCCATGCGGATCAGCTTGCGGATGTAGTCCGGAGAACAGATCCAGCGCTCTGCCAACTCGGCAGGCGTAACATATTTCGCAGCCATTTAGATTGCCTCCTTTTCGTCCTTGTACAGATCGTCCAGCGTGCAGCCGAGGTAGATTGCGATGTCCGGCAGAAGTCGGGACGGAGGGTACAATCCTTCGCTCTCCCACTTGACTATTGCGGTCTGGCCAACACCAAAATGTGCCGCCATATCCACCTGTCGCAGACCCTTTGCCTGTCGCAACTCTTTAATGCGTTTCATTGTGTCACCTCCTAATATTACTCTCTGTGTTATTTACTATATATCACTGTAAGTAATATGTCAAGCTATTTTGAAAATATTTTTCACTTTTTGAAATATCATATTTTCTGATATCACAAAAAGTGCTATTATACCAACGAGGTGAACTGTATGATACGCATTAAAGAGTTGCGCACCGAAAAGCAGATATCACAGAAAGATTTAGCCAAGCACTTCCATGTGGCACAGAGTACCATCTCAAGCTGGGAAAAAGGCGCACGTGATCCGGATACAGCCACGGTAGCCGCACTGGCTGCTTTCTTTGGTGTATCAACCGATTACCTGCTTGAAAAGACCGACATTCGATCCGATACGCGCACAACGCTGGACGATGATGACATCAAGTTTGCGCTTTTCGGCACGACTGACATTGACGATGCAACATTAGAGGACATCAAGGCATACGCACGTTTCAAGCGTGAGCAATATAGCAAAAGGTAACTTTATGGATCGCAGAACGAGTTTATATCTATACGCATGGGCACACCACATTGATGTGGACTACTTTCCCATGCAGACGGCGGAGGCTTTCTCGGTTCCGATTGGCGGCACCTGCGCTATTGCGCTGGATCCGCGCAAGATCCGCTCCTCTGCCGATGAGGCGGTCAAGCTGTCGCACGAGCTGGGTCACTGTGTCTACGGTGGATTTTATAATCAGTACACGCCGCTGGACGTCCGCGCCCAGCATGAGAACAAGGCAAACAAATGGGCGGTGTACCGGCTTATCCCTTGGGGCAAGCTCAAGCAGGCTGTGAAGAGTGGCATGACCGAAGTGTGGGACTTGGCCGAGTATTTTGACGTGACCGAGGATTTCATGCGCTGGGCGATCGCATACTACACCGAGCGCAAAGGACTGAAATTTGAATAAAAAAAACGGTGTCCAATTTGGACACCGGAAGGGATAATGGACTATGGGCTTACGTTTTCGGAAATCGTTTAAGATCGCGCCTGGCGTGCGCGTGAATATCAACAAGAAGTCGGTCGGCGTTTCCGCCGGCGTCAAGGGTGCGCGCGTCAGCGTCAACAGCAAGGGGCGCGTCACTAAGACGGTCGGACTGCCTGGCACCGGTCTGAGTTATACCGACACCTCAACACTTGGTAAAGGCACGGCTGCGCCACGTACTACGCAGCAGCCTACCGTTTCACCGCAGCCGATTCAGCCGGCAACACATACTCCGGAGGTCAGTCAGACCAAAGCAAGCAACACATCCGCCAAGCTGCTCAAGGTTCTCGCGCCGATCCTATGTGTGATGGCGGCAATTCTGATGCTGGCCTCTCCGATTGCGGGCGCTGTACTCTATCTCATCGGCGTGTACCTCAGTACCGTCCCCGCCACCTATCAGACCCAGCAGAATCACACCGCTCCCATCCCGATCTTCAAGCGCAAAGGCGTAATCATTGCACTGGTCGTTGGCGTGCTCTGGTTGATCCTGTGTCGCTCTATTTAACACAACAGCAGACCCTCTCCCCTTGGGGTCTGCTATATTTTCAACCACGTAATCGAACAAATGTACGTTTTTAAGGAGAAATACCACTATGAGTTCACAAAATTACAAGTACAAAGCCAGCTTTGTCGTAGGACACAAGCCGGACGGCAAGCCAATCCGCAAGTACATCCAAGACAACAGCAAGGCAAAATTCGACGCCAAGGTGCGTGCCCTGAAAGCACTGACCGATCGCGGCGGCACGCCGAACAAATTCACGGTTGAGCAATGGGCGTGGCAGTGGTATCGCACCTACAAGGAGCCGCATATCGGCGCGTCCCAGCGCAATACCTACGAGGCGCACTTCCGGCTTCGCATCTGTCCGCAGATCGGCGCAATGGCGCTTGCCGATGTTAAGCCGTACCGGCTGCAGCAGCTCATCAACGAGGCCACGACCGATGACGGCAAGCCGCTGAGCGCCAGTAGCGCAGAAGAACTGCGCTACATCATCCGCGGACTGTTTGAGCAGGCGGAGATCAACGGACTGATCCCCACCAGTCCGACGCGCAAGCTGGAAATCTCCGCAGAGCCGCCCAAGAAGCGCCGCTCTCTGACGCAGGATGAGGAACGGATTGTGCGCGAAGTCGCCAAAAAGCACTACGCCGGTCCGTGGGTGCTGCTCATGCTGGACTGCGGTCTGCGCCGCGGCGAAACTGTAGCCATCGGCGCAAAAGATATCAAGGACGGTCTGCTCTGCGTCTCCCGAGCCGTTGAGTATAAGACTAACAGCAATCAAGCAACGATCAAAGAGCCGAAGAGTGAATCCGGCGTGCGCTTCGTTCCCATCCCCGCTGAACTGGTCGCGCAGCTGAACACAAAGACGCGCTATTTTTTCCTGCAGAAAGATGGAACCATGCTGACCCAGACCAACCTGCGCCGCATGTGGAGCAGCTTCCACCGCGCCTGCGATCGTGCTGCCGGTGCCAAAATATACCGCAATAAGATCATCGAGCACGCCTTTGCCGAGGATATCACGCCGCACTATCTGCGACACACCTACTGCACCAATCTGTACCGGCAAGGCGTGGATTTAAAGACCGCGCAATATCTCATGGGGCACGCGGACATTTCCACTACTGCCAACATCTACAGCCATGTCACCGAGGAGGATGTTCGGAATATTACTGCTAAAAGAGGAAAAAATAAGGGTGGAATTAAGAAAAACCCCTATTTATAA